TATAACACAATTAGGAACTACTTTTAATGTTACATCTACAACAGCAGCGCTTTCGTCAAAATTAAGTATACCAATAGGAACTTATATAGTAGAAGTTAATTTAACTTATCCAACTACTGGAGCAAGTGGAAATTTTAGTCTATCAATATCAACATCAACAGCAATTGATTTAAAAAGAAGAGTAGTTGGTCCAATTGTTGGAAGCGTCCGAATAACAACAGTTATTGCAGCGTCGGCTGCAATAGATTATAATATCTTATGTAGTTCATCCGTATCGGTAACAGCAGATAATTTATGGGTAATATTAACAAGAATAGCCTAGAACAAGTAAACTAATAACAAGTTGAGTAACTATTAATATATCAATTATAAAACAACATTTTTAATAAAATTGAAACTAATATTATTTTAATAATATACGATTAAATGGACATAATGCCTTCGCAACTCGTCACAACTTCACAAATCGTCATGCCTTCGTCAGTCGTCTCAACTTCACAAATCGTCACAACTCCGCAAATCATAAAACCCAAGCCAAGCTACAAGAACATGATGGCCGATATTATGAAACCACTACCAAAAGACGATACCAAACCTAACATTCATCTTGGTGGCGGGCAATTCACAAAACTAGAAAAAATATAAAATAAAAATAAAAAATTGAAATCAAAATATTTATAAATATTTTTAATAGAAAAAATGGCGAACAAAATAATTAAGAACGTTTTAGCAACATGTGTTCTTATGTGCACGCTTATCATGTATGTAAGAATAATTGTTATTGTCGTCAACATGTGCGAAATTTACGCAATTAAATATGTAGATTATTTAGATAACTAATATAAAAAATACAATAGTATTAAATATAATGAGGTCATATAACTCAAGGTGTTTTATTTTTTTTGGAGGATTTATTGTCGGGTTTGTCTCGTCAACTTATTATTTTAAAAATTATTTAGGTGATAAACCTAGACCGCCAGCAATATGCATTCCAAATACGAAAAATAATATGTGTGGCATATAATATGAAGTTCACGTATGTGCATTCTGTACCTAATCATTCTGTGCCAATACCTATGGATATCGATGAGTCCAATGATGGACCTGTCCCCATGGAGATAGATCCGCCTATACAAATTTTACCTATTCATGCTGTTCCTACTCAGATCATAGAATATATATATTCTGATCGAGCAATAAAAGATGAACCGCCAAATAAAGTAATTATTCGGTAAATATAAGCGAAGCAATAGTTATAAGCGAAGCAATAGTTATAAAATTGAATCTATATAAATGTCTTAAAATACTTTTCAACAAGATGGATCTGCATCAAATAAAGATCGGCGACCGCCTCCAATACTCTCAAAAGCCCTATGGAAAAACATTGTACGGAGTTGTGCTGAGTGTGCATAAAACCCACATTGTATTTAAATTCGACAATATACGACAAAGCCGTCAATTTGTTACATTCGAATGCTTACAAAAATGCGATGAATAAACCCAATCAAAGTTATTATAATATTTTTAATTAAATACAAAAAATATATTATAATAAAATGGACAATTCAAAGGTTAAGATCATTACTTATTCGCAAATGATGAATGAAACTCAGCAACATATGTCGCTCATGGAGCAGGTCGCCTATTTTGCGCGTGTAAGCAATCCAGCCAATCAAGACAAGCTTGAAACGAGCGAAAAGTTGTGTCTCTACCTCCTGAATAATAAACATTTTAGCCCATTCGAAATGGTTCATGTTTGTTTGGAAATAAATACTACAAGGGATATTGCTCGCCAAATATTGCGCCACCGATCCTTTTCTTTCCAGGAATTCTCGCAACGATATGCTATTGCCGATTTAGGGTTTGAAACAAGGGAAGCCCGACTCCAAGACACTAAAAACCGGCAAAATAGTATTGAAACGGACAATGCAGAATTAAGCCAAGAATGGGAACAAAGGCAGAATGCTCTAATCGAATTGTCGGCAAGCACATATAAGTGGGCCATCGATCACAACATCGCAAAGGAGCAGGCCCGGGCCGTCTTACCAGAGGGCAACACAATGTCAAGAATGTATATGTCTGGAACACTTCGATCATGGGTTCATTATATACAACTAAGATCTTCAAATGGAACTCAGAAAGAACACAGAGAGATAGCAGTAGCCTGCGCCGAAGAAATTAGTAAAATATTTCCCTTGATCACAAAAATGCTATAAAGTGGTGACCAAACGAACCTAAAATATGAAGCCTACAATGGTATTGGTCGCTAATATATGTATTAGGATCATAACAATATTTTGTATGAAAATATCCGTAAAAGTACAGCATAATACATAATAAAAAGAACAACACAACTATTATAATATTTATTATGTTGTCAATGGTTAGTTTATTATAGACAAGCCAAGTACCATATACAATAACTGCTAAAACCGCACATTTATCTAATATTTTTATAAGAAAATACTTAGTAGAATGATACAATACCGACGTAATTGTAAGAATCATAAATAATAATGCATATGTGTAATATTCATGAATAAGCGCCGATAAAATGTTTGTAATAAATAAAAATGAAGAATAAAATAATATGGACATCTATTATTTATATTTATAAACCATATTTAGTTTAAAAATATATTAATAATATAATTATGAAATGCGAATGTTATAATGAAGGTAAATGCGCAGCATGTTTGCATTATAAATCAGTTGTTCAAACTATACAGGAAACCTGTTTTTTAAATATAGTAGACCCAGCTACATTTATTCGAACACAAACACAAACTACATTTGACATTACGCCAGAAGAATGTAGTATATTAGAGAGAATGAAAATTACTCAAATAGATGATGAGTATAAAGAATACATATCTAACCCAACTCATTATATTAAAACATCTACTAAATCAGTTGCACATATAAATTGCCCAAATTGTAATATTAAGATTGACATTTCAGTTACGCCAGTAACTAAACCAACCCAATGTTGCAGTCAAATGATGTACGAAAAAGTGCATGATGATCGATGTATGTATTATACATGGTATTAAATAAAAAATTGAATAAATAAAATATCAATAATATAACACCAAACAATGGCACAACATTCAACGACTTCACACAATTTGGACGAAGATATTGTATCTCAACTCTTCTTCGAGAATGATCGCCTCAGTAAAGATCTTCAAATCGAAAAAGAAGTCACGGATCTTTTAAATAAACGGATTGAAGTACTTGAGCAAGAAAATCGTATTATATGCAACCACGTATTTGCATATTTTGCAAAAATAGAAGACAATTATAATGTTCTGCCGACGTTTTGTCGGGCGCTTCATGACGACTATTTGGAAGAGGCGAAAGACACGCAACCTGACATATTAAATATTTCAACACCGCTCGATATGCCACTACCTTTGGATATGTAATAAAATGGGATATGTAATAAAATAAAAATTGAAATCATATTATTACTATTTTTAATTCAGCAAAACAATAAAAAATGGCTCTTTCTCGCTCCATCGTTCACGACATTTACAGCGCTATATATTCATGTTCGCTTGACCATTTTAACGCAACTCGTAAATTTGACAGCGACATAATCAAGACAAATATCGTCGAACATCTCAAAACACGTCACCATCCAGATGTATTTTCGGGCAAGCCCATCGACAGCCTAGTTAATAAATATTATGAGATTATCTATGGGTTAGACGATAAAAATATTAATGATCATTTGCATCAAACAATTGGCAAGGGTCAATGGAAACGAGAACGGCTGGTTACACACGAAGAAACTTTCCGGTTTATTGTAGATAGTATCGAACGAGAGACAAAAATATTATACCAGAAACCATTAAAACTATAATAAATATTATTGATAATTATATATTTTTATTATAGTTAATAATATGCACTATGGTGCTGTTAGTTTCCTTATTGCATTTGGATTATAATTTTGTGATATTTTTGATGATATAGACAAGTTAAGTTCTTTTAGTTTTTCATGTAATGCATACACAAAATAATCTTTTGACGTATATTCATCAATTATTTTTTGAATTTCTTTAGCATTATCTTCAGTTATATAAGATGCATACACATTAATAGATGTATAACCTTCCAAATGTGGAGATGATGATAATGTATGAAAAATTATTCTTGCTAGGTTAAAATAATCATGAGGTGGTACTGGATCACTAGATGGCTGTGGTAGTGGTATATTAAGAAAAAACCATCTACCAATCAAATTTTTCCTTTTATTTTCTCGTGCGGCTGATTCAGCTTTTAAAATTCTTCTCGTTCCGCTTCCAGGACGAGCCATACTTCCAGGACGAGCCATACTTCCAGGACGAGCCATACTTCTAGGTGGATTCCTAAGTATAAATTTGGCTAAGCTTTTTTCAGGAAATTCAACGCTTGCGCTACGTTTCATCCCACCACGCTTCATTGTTTTACATTTTCTTTTTCTTAATTTATTACGTTTTGTTGAACGAACCATTATATATTTATCAAATATTATTAAAATTGAAACCCCAATTATAATAATATATAAGTTAAAAACAATCATGTTTATTATCGGCGAGCGATACAAAGTAATAAGCCACCCCTATAATATATTCATAACATGCGCACCCTTTTATGGAACTTGTCAACATTTTACAATTCATGAAAATGGACGATTTTGTCGAGTTCAATTTATTAACATGTCAAATTTGGATCATGAGCCCATACCATATGAAAAATGGTGTTTGATAGATTTGAATAATAAATACGATTTAATGTTTATGCGAATAATGAAGCCGTCGCTCAAAGACCAAATACGCCAACCAAAAATCCCCACTCTTGCAAACATGTGCCGTGTTCGCATTCCTTATGAAACGAGAATTGAACTGCAGGGAACTTATATAGATGATGTAATCAATGACGTCGTTTAGTTCGTTTGAACCACTTACGCTTCTTTGAAATAGATATATTTTTTTTATAACTTTTAAAGGGAACATCTTTTAATGATTTAAAATAATGTGTTTGTTCTGTATAAGTTTTCAATTCTTTTTGATGATAATCTAATAAATTAATACATGGTATTTTTTCAACCGAAGACGGATCTAATTTTAATTTTTTATTATTTATAATTTGTTCTCTCAATGATTTGTCATTGTTTGTGTTGATATCATTTAAATAAATATATTTTACATTTTCAACATAATTAAATAAAAGAAAGGTTGTTAAATTTTTATCATTTTCAAAATCAATAATATCGTTTCCTTCTCTCCAATTATAAAATAATGGAACATGCCATATTAATAATGTAAGTGGTTTGGTTTTACAAATCATATTCAAAATTATTCTATCAGGACAATATGCAGAGAGATACAAATAATTCACAGACTTCATAAGCATTCGTTGCATATAAGAGCATTTTGGAAAGAATGTCGAATGAAAGTAATATACTTCACTTTTTCCATTTTTAAATAACATTAATCTTTCTTTGTCATTCCTTTCGTTCAATCCATAACCAGCCTTTTCAAATTCGACGCAAACATCACGCAAATACATTTCTTTCTTCATATGCTTTGGGTATTTATCTTCTTTAAATCCCGCTAGATAAACGGGAAGAGGGTCGATATATATCCAGCGCTTCATCTCAGGAAATAATAATAAAGGTATAATATCATGTCGCGATCCTATATATAATCCAACATTTGGCATTTATATAACCCCCATATTAAATTATGAGTCAGGAAACTCAGTTTCATTAATATATTGTTTAAATATTCTTATTACTCTTGCAACAATTTCATGTTTGGGCGAATCATCCGGGTTTAACCTTTCTAAGTCATGTTGAACTTTCATTTGATCATTTACTGAAAGTTTAACTACATCTCTATGCGGTAATAAATCAAAAGTAATATGCATATTTCCTTTTACAAGACATGCATCCACCATTCTAGCCGTAGCTCCTTCTACATATCTGCCAGTATGTATTGTTATATGTAGCAATTGTCTACCATCACTTAGACTTATCCAATTTAAATATATGCCTGATGGTGAAGGGTTTAAGGATAATATAACTTCATCAGGGTGTTCTTCTGGCGGAAGCATTTGGTATAATGCAGGTATTATTATGGGATCTTCATTAAATTTACTTTTTAAATTATAACGATTGTATCCATTTCTTGGGCCATTTAAACTATCAAACAAGACAGAGCTATTGGTAGTTGACCTTTCACATCTAGGTAAAAGCAGACGATTTGGTCGATTTGGCGGAGGCGACATGCGTCGGGTACCTCGACCTGCAGTCGCTCTAATGCCTTTACCTTTTCCTTTACCTTTGCCCATTGTTGTTGCGCCTCCTCGCTTACGCGTTGTTTTCAACATATATTATATGATAATATTAAAAATAATTATCATATTTATATAATGGATCATATGAGTATAAATATGTTTTCATTATTTTTTTGTTTGGAACAAAATGGATATATTAGTTTTATACATAAAATAATTAAAGTTTCATTAAAATCGCTTTTTTATAAAATTGAATTGCCAAAAAGAAAAACATTAATTTACACACGCATAAATGGCTTCCTATGAATTTACCGGAAATTTTGAATCACATGTTGAAGAGATGTTAAATGCACTATCCATACAATATAATCACAGAAATTTCATTTTCACATGTCTTGCATGCGACGATGAATCAGGGCAACTTAGCACATTTAATATTGAACTAAAAAAGAATTCAGTACATATTAATAGGACAGACCACGAATTTAAATCATATCATAACCAATTGGTAAAAATTTCAAAATATCTTCAAGGAATGAATATTACGTTTATAATCCCCCAACCCCAAATATCAACCTACACTTATACAAAAGAAGACAACAAGAATGAACTATCCTTTATTAATTTGGATGACGCGCATGACGCAGCCTTCAAATGTCAAATGGCATTCACTATGTTGCACTATATGTTGCCACTCGCTAGCCAATGCCCAGACAAACCCTATTTTACCGACGAGTGCCCATACTTTACTCATATTACGGAATGGGTTTATAATAAAGATGAACTGGAAGTAAACCAATATTTACGTATAACTTATGTTACTCAAATTGTTCTAAGTTTGAAATTTATATATGTTGTTGCACATATTCCGTATTTAAATCCGGCCTGGATCAAACAGATCATTCCGTTTGTTATGATTCACATGAAATCTTGTGACCAACACATACAGCGCACGGCGCTCATGACTGCCGTCTATTTGTACCGAGAGAAGAAATTAGCCATTTTCAAAGAGGTCTCGGTTACGCTGGTATCTGGTGACATTGCTGCACAAATGTATTTGAATGAATTAAAATAAAATTGAAACCACATATATTATAATATTTTTATTACAAAGATTAGTTTGTATAACAAACTTTAAACAATGACCACTCACTACATGGCCCTTACCAACATTCCGCTCACCAAGGCATTCATGCTCAACTACGAAGAAGAACAGCAACGACTTGAAGAAACATATCAAACGAAAGAGAATCCAACGAAAGAGAATCAAATGAAACCAAAGCAATTTATTACCCAACAAAGCATCGCAAAGAAGATCGTTGACCCAAAAACAACCATTCATATTTTGCCACCACACATTAATGTTCATATTAAAACCGCGACAGGAAAGTCAATCTATATAAAAATCAATCCAATCGACACGATCTTGCAACTAAAAAAACAAATCTATTTGCAGGAAGACGTTAGCCTCGAAAGCCAGCGCATCATTTTCGGCGGCAAACAACTCGACGACCACCACACGCTATGCCACTATAATATTACAAACGAAACCACATTGCACATCATTCTTCGTTTGCGCGGCGGAATGTTTCACAAATCATCGTCTCGGGCGGATTTCGTTTCGCTCAACTATTCGAACAAAATGGAACGCGGTCTTTCTATGCTCGACTATATGAAACGCGAATCAACGCGCGAAATGGTTGTAGTTTTGGAAGACTTTGAAGAAATGCTCAAAAATACAAAAACCGACGTAGAGATAGATATGGTATATGATTTAATACGTCAAATTTACTCAGAATAAATTATTAGAATAATTAATCGCAAACAATAGGATTACTATATTTTTTATACAAGCAAACGTGTCTATAACTTGATGTATTTCGAAAATAAATTCGGGGCTTGGGAGTTTGTTTTACTATCGTTCGAAAACTATATTCATAAATTATTTTATTATCATTCGTATTAATAAATTGAATTTTTGAATCACTTTCTGAATAAAATCCCGCGCTTTGCATTTTTGCTATAAACAAAATAAATTCTTGCTCTAACAACTCGTCGCATGCAAATTCAATACTTTTTATACAAAATTTCATGTTTTTATTAGTTTTTTTGTTAAGGAAATTTTTATCTTTGTATAAAATAAAAATTTCACGAATAGTATCATTTGGCAAAAATGCATTTTTAATCTCTCGCCCTACTTTGTGCGTAATTGGGTTATTATTAAAAATCAGTTGATTATCTTGAGTGCAATACATTTTGACTTTAAACGCCATCCTAATAAAAATATAATAAATGTGTTTAAATAATTTTACAACATATCATATGCGCGTTGTTGCCGAGCAAGCCAGCTATTTGACAGAATTTCCTCTCTACACCCTCCGTTAAAATGGATATATGAATCGACCCCACTAATCTAGATCCAAATATACATAGTATGAAACTCAGAATGTCTCATGTTCATATACGCCGTCATAAATAATTCGTTTTTGTGCAAAATAGTTAAATCACATAGTTGTTCAATAAATACTCCGGGATTTATAGTGCGCTGAAATGTGCGCCAGTCTGGCCGGGTAAGAGGGCGCACGTATTCATGAATAAGTTGTAAAGAGCGTGAAGGCAACATGGTACATATAGTTAACTAAACTCATTATATTATATTGATTTCAATTTTATAAGTATTTAATTCAGTTTGAAGAGACAAAATGATCTCTTGAACATCTATAATATATTGATCCATCGCTAAAATTGTATTATAATATGATATTTTGTCATCTAACTCATATTTTGTATTGGGCCATGGAAATGTTTTTTG